AACCAGTTACAGAGTCTGGTGAATTTCCACCATTGCTTCCGTTTAAGGCACCTCCGTCTCCTCCTCTAACATTTCCAGATCCACCAACAGGAGGAGCACCACCTCCACCACCACCAGCCATCATTATTGCAGAAGGTTGACTTACCGATGGTCCAAAGAACATACCAGCGTATCCACCACCTCTCTCACCACGATTAAGTCCACTTCCACTTCCAGGTCTTGAAGGACCACCACCAGTATTCATTTGAATTGTATAGGTTTGTCCCGATGAAAATGAAACAGTTCCTGTCGAATAACCGCCAGTTCCACCAAATCCTTCACCTTGCCCACCTTGTCCCCACATTTTAACTGTGGTGCTAAAAGTTCTTTGAGCAATGAGTGTATATGTAGTTGATGTTCCACCATCAAGAATTAATGCTCCGTTTAATGTAAGACTCCACTCAGTTAAACTGCTAACTGATGGAGATACCAAAAAATCTACGGAAGATCCTGTTGTAAAACCATATGCTCTCGCAGCTAGTGATGATAAAGTTCCAAGTATTGGCATTATGCAAATTTAGTTATTGACCCAAAAACAGTAAATGTTGCATTAGCAGTCTTTACAATTGAATATGTATAGACATTAATTGAACTGGTAAATCCAGAACTTGGTGCTGTTCCTCCTTGCCATTTTGGAGAAACTGAAGATCCATCAATAGTAAATCCACTCGCATATCTTGCAGTTGATCCCTGAGTGCTCAGAACAGTAATAGTTACACTTTTACCGATTGGAAGAATGGAATTTAAAGTTGTAGAAGAATTTCCTCTTATATTGAAAGTCCAGTTTCCAGAAGCATCAGCAGTATAATAAAATAAAGTTCCAGAAAGAATATCTAGATTGATTGTTCCAGTTAGAGCAGTTGATGATACATTTACGTTTTCAAAGAGTTGTTGAACAATACCAGTTCTTTCAAAGGTAATTGTATTTGCAATTCCGATATTGTTTTGGGCAAATGTAACGATACCAACATTATTTGTGGTTATTGTAACCGTTTCATTTGAATTAACTTCAACTTTTGAATTATTTCTTGAAATAATACTTGTAGATCCAATTCCAACAAATGCTGTTTCTAATCCATAAACATTTCCATAAAAATAAACATCTTCATTGAAGACTGATTGTTGGAAATAAGTGGAATCTTCGGGTGAATGTGGCATAATACTATGATGGTAATCCACCAGTAAATGTAGAACTGACTAAATCGCCAGAAACATATGTCCCACTAAATGTGATGCCACCAAATGTTGTTGATTGTGGGGGCAAATTTCCTGCCAAAGCATCACAATTAGCAATATTACTATCAAGATTAATTTTATTTCCAGCTTGTAATCTGATATTGTTTCCAGCTTTTAAAGTTAAATTCTCATCGGCATCGACTGTAATATTTGCTCCTCTAATTCTAACTTGACCATTTTTTTCGGCAGTTATCCAAACATCGCCATTTTTTCCTGTGATGATGATGTCAACACCAGTTGATGAACTCTTTTGACCACCTATAATCTCAATAGATTGATCATTGTAAATATGAAACATTCCACCGAATGTCATACCGACAAGTGAGACATCTCTATTATCATTTACTGCATAAAGATCATAAACTGAGGCACCATTCAATCCCATTTGTGGGTTTCCAGTGTCAATTCTAAAATTTGGACTGAAAGATTTAGATTTTCTTCTTTGCCAATTTTGCTTATCTAACGGTCTTTCTGCCATAATTATTTACTAATGCAATCTATTTGTTGTTTGACTTTGCCTTGATATTCCCTTCTTGGTTTTAGTTTTGCTTTTAATGTCGCACCATAACCAGTTTGACTCCTAACTTTAAGTAGAGGTAAATCCTTTACCTCAGTAACGTTACTAGTCTCACTATTTATTGGTAATACTCTAACGATATCACCATTTGTAGTTCCAACTTGAATTTTATATTCAACCTCTGGATTATTAGTATCAATTACTGTATCATTATTTGTATATCCAGTTCCAGATTCCACAATTATAATACCATCTATTATGTAAGGTAATTTGAATTCTTGCAACTCTGTTTCTTCAACATCTCCTATTGGGTAATTTTCACCTTCGGAAACAATGTAAATGTCTATGACTTGTTTATAAGTAGGAGATTCTTCATCATAATCAATTACTGCTCTTGCGATTGCACCATATCCTTGATTACAATCATCCACAATTTCAACAAATGGTGGAAAATCATAACCAGAACCTCCATCAATTATATCAATTCCGATAAGACTTCCAGTTACATCTGCTCCATCACCAACAATAGATCCTAAAATTGCTTTTCCAACAGCCCCACTACCATTACTTCCAAATATTTTAACCTTAGGTCCACCACAATTTAATCGGGGTCCTCCATAACAATCAGAAACTAAACCTTTAAATCCTGCCGTAGAAAAACTTGAATTTGTAAAATCAAGAGATCCAACACTTCTAGCTATATCACCAATTTCTCCTCCACCATCAATAAATGATTTTGCAATGGAAGCTGCTGTATTTGCAGAATCTAAAATATCAGATAATGAAACACCTGGCTCTTCTTTGGCACCTTTACCAATTACCCATTGATTAGTTGGTGAATTGAAGTTGGGAGAAATTTCATTGCACGAAAGATTGAGTTTTCCGCTTAGTAATCCTTCTGCACTTGATCTTAGAAATTCTACTGCATCAAATCCCATCAAAATTTTATCTACTGCACCAAGAAGTGGTGTTAATATAGAATCTACACTACCTATAATATGATTCATAAGACCACCAATAAACTGGTCTGAAATGCAACTCACAAAATTAGTAACATTGTCTGCAACTGAACGGATAAGACCTTTAATTATATTTCCAATAGTACTAATAACAGAATTGACAATACAAGGTAATGCTTTCTGAATTGCATTCACTGGTGCTACCATTGCTGTCTGTGCAGCAACTCCTGCTTTATGAGCAACTAAGTCATTTTGAGTTGCTGCAAATACAAGAGTATAAACTGTTTTATACAATAATTTTAGTCCAGAATTTAAAACTGGTGCAAGATTTTTATATAGATTGTTCACCATTCCATTGATTAAACCACTTGATATTTTTTGTATTTTTGCAGTGATTTTATTAATCTCAGCATTAATTAATGCTTTTGTATTACCAATTGCACCAGAAACTTTATCAGTTATTGTCTGCACTTTATTAACAAAATTATCAACTTCTGTCGAGATCTTACTTATCGTGCTAGAACTAGAACCAGATCTCCAATGGCACTATATGCAGATCTCTCATTAGGTCCAATTTGTTTTGCTTGTTTTGGACTTACAGTTCTTGGAGATTTTTGTGAGTTTGTATTATTTTCATTTGACTCACTTTTGACAATATATGCACCGTCATTATCAATTTTAGACGTATAACCAGTATATGGTTCAAATGGTTCGCTGTATTGATTAGTTGAAACTTGTGAAGTTCTAGGAAGAACACCAAGAATTACAGGAACATTGAGATCATTTCCATCTAAGAAAAATCCAAAAACAGTATCTCCTGGTGAGATAGCAACACTAGTATACTGATTTGCTCCCCCAGATCCAGCAGTTGTTGGAAGCATAACTTGCGCCCAACGAAGCTTATCATCTGGGAGTATGGATGATTCTGGTGAATCGTATCCTAAAATACGAACTTTATATCTGTGACTCCATCCACCACCATTAATCTGTTCACGATGATTTCCTTCTGGTGGAACCTGTCCAATCCACCATATAAATCCATCTCTTCCTATAAAATTACTTTTTATTAAAGACTGATCTAACATTTTATTCTACCTTATTGACCAAAAGTGTCTCTGACTAACTTCAATGAAGTATAAGATCCATTCGAATCAAAATGATGACACAGCGCCTTAATCATATATAGACCACTTTGTGCCTGATCAAACTCTTTCTTCTTAGAAGTTGTTGTTGATGGAAATTGGCAATTAATAACATCTCCTGCTTTCAAATTAGTATTTGATGGAACAGTCATTGTTAACATCTGGACAAAAAGACTATTATATCTTGTTAAAGTTTGAGACTGATATTTCAATGCTTCTGCATTTTTTTCTGTTGAGACATCTTCATCATAAGCTCCACGATCAAGTATTGATGCAACTGTTCTTGATGGAGATTTTCCAAGATCTAGTGATCCGTCAGTTCCTGCCACAATCACTGGTGGATTAATTGCTCCTCCCAGAGTTTCTAATCCTTTTTTATACTCATCTTTACCAAAATCTATAAAATTAACCTTAAAAGTATAAGGATCGAAAATAACTCTTTTACTAGCATATGCACCTAGTCTAAGATTTTCGATAAGTTTTTCATTCTTATTTGTACTATAAGATAAAATATTAAAGTCATTATTTCTTGCCAATCTAGACTGATTAACATCAGTATAAGTGTATGTTGCTTTTGGACCTTTCTTGATCAACTCATCAATTGACTTGAAAAATAAACCTTCAACTGTTTGGAAAAATACAAATCCAGCAGTTGCATCTTTTTCTGATAATTCTGGAACTGCTTTTGATGCTAAACTAACTAAAAGACTAAATGGTTTGCGAGAATTGCCTAAAAAACCATAAGAGTTTATGGTCTTATCAACTTCAACTTTCTTCGTTGGTTTTAAAAATTCTTTGATAATATTTTCGGCAGAAACTGAAATAGGAGATGATGTTGGATATTTTTTTGTTACGGATTCAGTTTCGTTTAAAATTGCTTCTCTTGAAGTTAAATTTAATACCAACATTTCTCTTTGAGTTTCGCTTATCACATTTGCAATATTTGAAACGTATAGAGTATCGCCTGATGCATAATCTATACCAGGATTTGATGGTGAATTGCCAGCAACTTTAAATAAAACTCTTTCTCCACCTCTTAACGGAAGACCTTGATATACTGATTGTCTTTCCCCGTCAGGAGTCATACAATTTATATCAGCATTTTCTGAATTATTTGCTCCAGATACAACACCATTATCAACAATTACAATAGTTGCGGTAACAGTAGGTGAAAAAATATCTTCATAGTAATCAACAGAAACTGTACCTAATCTAACGTCGATGGTCTTACCACCACCTCTTTTTTCAAGGATAAGGGATTCGTATATTGACCTATCGATTGCTGCCATTTATGATTATGCTAGTGCGAGGTATTGAGTTTGTTCGATATATCTATTTAATCCACTTTGAGGGGAACTTTGGAAACTTGGTGCTCCACCAGATACTCGTGGTGTTGCTTGTGCAATTTGTGATTGATCTGGCATAGGAATAGGAACAACGATAGTTTGTCCTTTTCTTTCTGTTGCAACCTGCGATGCTGACTGTACTGATTGTGCTGGTTTTGCACTTGCAATTTGGACTGCTGGTGAAGTACTTGGTTTTGCAGCAGAAATTGCAGTAGAGGTAGGAGCAGTCTTTCTTCCAATGTCCAACAGATTAAGATATGGTTTTGGATCAATTGGTTTTCCATTTGGTCTAACTTCATAATGTAAGTGTATTCCAGATCCAGACCCTGTATTTCCAATCTCACCAATTACTTGACCATTATATGGTCCAGGTCTAACCATTATTCTTGCTAAGTGTGCAAAATAATATTCTGTATTTCCAGATTTAATGATGACGAGATTTCCATATCCACCACCAACACCAGCGTAAGTGACTGTACCAGATCCTCTAAAACCAACTAACCATCCAGTTTGACCACTTGTTCCAATATCAATACCTGCGTGACTTCTTGTAGAAGTTCTGTATGCACCATAATTTCCACCTCCACCAGAAAGTCCAACGGTTGGTGTTCCACCAGATGGACCAGATACATTGATTTCATCAATAACACGTGACTTGGATGTTATTACTGGTGATGGAGTCGCTGGTTGAGACTTTACTTTTTTTAAAGCTGCTTTTGTGACTTTCCAATCAACTGTTGCTTTATTTCTCCCGTCTTTATCATAAAATCCAACACCATTTGGTTGTTTTAGACCAGCAAATTCTTTTGCCAATTGATATCCAAATTGTTCATCAGTTATTTTTCCAGACAACCAATCACTACCACCTCTATATTTTTCAATATATGCTCCTGCCATTCTGTCTTGGTTTTCTGGTGAAAATTTAGCAGTTAATGGGAGACCAGCAGCAGCTGCATATTTTTCAGGATAGAGCATCTGATATTTTCCAACTGCCGCAGACGCTCTACCATCTTTTAATTTTTGTTTTTGGAATTGTATTACCTGAGCAATTGTCATATTAACCAATTCTGGATAATTTTCACCAGGATACATTGAAGTATATCCACCCTCTCCTGCACCAATAGCATCAAAAAGTGGTTTCCATCTATCGCCACCACTACTAGGAACTCCCTCAGGAGAAGCAGGTGGTCCTTCTCCTTGATCCTCAGGAATAATTAATCTATCAAAACCAAGATCAAGTGGTTGAGAAAGAAGATATATTGCATCATTGAAATCTTTTTCAATACCTAGTATACCAGTTTGGATGGTTGACATACTTCTATCAACCAATTGTTGTTGATCAGTGAAATCAAACTTCATAAAGTTTTGGATAGTTCCACCAAGCAAACTACCAAATCCAGACAATATTGTTGTAACATTTCCAACAAAAGATTTCAGTACAATAAACAATTTACCCATTCTGCTTATCAATTGCTCTCCAAGACTAATAATTACTGGAAGATTATTAATCAACCATCCAACCATTAATGTTCCTATAAAGTCTAGTATTCTTCCAAGAAAACCTTTGGTACTAGATGCAATTACTTTTCCTTGCCTTCTAATTGCACCACTAATTCCAGATGCCTCAATTATATCCTCCCTTTCCCTTCTTCTAACTGCTTCTCTCCTTTTCTGGAAATTTGATACTGTGAGTTTTATTGCTTGTTGTTTCTGTCTGTTGCTGTTTACTAATGCTGTGTTGATATTTACAGCACTCTTTTGAGTACTATTAAACTGGCATTGGATTAGTATCTTCACCAGTCACAGTTGATCTTTGTTTTCCAGCAACTGTTCTAGTTCCTCCACCCATAGGCATAGGAATAATCGTTGGTGTTGGTTCTGGTAATGGACCAACACTTGCTGTCTTCATTGCAACTTCTTGCTTAATTGGAAATACTTGTGCTTGTGGTATGTTGAATGATTCTCCAGTTAATCCTTTTGCAATTTCAAGACCTTCTGCTCCAATTTTTCCTGCAAATTCTGCTCCGATTTGAACTAATTGATCTACATTTATATTTCCATACTGTGGTGGTTGTTTAAAATCTTGTTGTGATGCCTGTGTTATTAAATCTGCACTTGACATCTGTTTTTGATCATTCACCAAACTTTCAGAATTAAAGGCAATATCAGTGATTTTACTCTGAACTGGTTGAGAACTGGTTGCACCAGGATCAGTTCCAAACATTTCAGTGGTCTTATCATAAAAACCTTTAAGTCCTTCTGTTACTGAACCAAAAACTCCATATCCAGTTCCAAACATTAATGGAACTTTTATTAGTGGTGGTAAAGGTAACCTTGATACTAAACCTGTGGCATATGTAGCAGCAGCGGCACCACCAAGATTAGTTGTATATGCTTTTGCAGGATCTTCGCCCTGCATAACATCAGCAGTACCACCGATTGCTCCACCAAGAAGAGGAGCTAGTAAACTTGATGGTGCAAATCTATTAAAACCTTTACCACCAACCTGGCGTGATGCTTCACTAGTTGTTTTTGGTGGTTCTTTGCCACCAGCAGGTGGTGGTGGATTTCCTCCACCTCCTCCACCAGGTTTTGAAAATCCTGGAAGGACGTTCTGTATTTTTGGTATGAGTTTATCTGCTGCTCCCTTAACACCATCTAACAGAGCTTGAACAGGTCTTATAAACAAACCAACAGCAACAGCAGATGTGACTCTTGCAGCAACACGAGTCATTGCATTGAATACTGCGGTTAGACCAAATCTAATACCAGCATATATTCCACCAATAATGCCAAGATTTTTTAGAACATTATCTCTAATTTCTGTTAATCTTTTCTTATTTCCCTCACCAAGTGCCTTGATTGTCTCCAATCCTTGATTCAATAACCAACCACCCAAAAGAGTGGTAAAAAATTGCATTAAGCGAGAAAGTGTGAATGATGCCTTTGCAGAGATCTTTTGAACGGGATAAACTAATGCAGATTGTATCTTTCTTTCAATCGCACTTTCTTTACCTTCTCTTAACTGTTGTTCTGCAAGTCTTCTTTCTTGATCTTGTTCTTGTGATTCTTTTCTTCTTTCTAATACTGATTTTTGAGTTATGTTTCCATAAACATTCTGCATCGCAGCATTCAAAGAATTAACTTGCTGTGTGAGTGATGTCAGTTGTTCAGAAACTGTATTTAATGCTAATGAGTTTCTTTGAATTAATGATGTTGTAACTGGATCTGGTTGAGAAACCGCAGGAGGAGGTGGAGGTGCTGCTCTAACGAAAGCATCGGCAGACACCGTTCTTCTAGCGACTCTTAATCCTCCTGATAGTGGCGATTTAATCTCAGCCATTTGCTCCCTGTTGGTGCTTTAGATTCTCTTCTTCAACATATTGTTTGAGGAGAGAGAGATAAATCTCTCTTTCCCATGGAATCATATTTTCTAGTTCTGTCAAACTATATTTATGGTGCTGCATCAAGGCAAAATTAACTTTATAGTATGACTCAATATCCTCGTGAGCCATACTTACCCGAAAAAAGATGTGAGTCCCTCCAACACAACTTCACTTTCAACACCAGTCTTTGGATTCTTAACTGTAAATTTATGAGAAAGTTTAGGCATTGTATCAAAAAACTTTTCAATCTCTTTGAATTGTTTTGATGTAAACTGTTCCACAAATTCAAGAAGTTCTTTTTTAGTACAATCAGATGCTGCCCAAGATTCATCTTCCGAGTAAACTTGTTCAATGCACGATGCAATCAAATCAAATGTTTCAGTCACACCAATTTCATTTCCAGAAGCAAAATTACTCTTGATGAATTCATCCATTGATGGATACTTCATTCTTAAAACCAGATTGTCATCGAGTTTAATGTCTCTGGTGTGATCTTCACTAATTTGAACTTTAATATCGTCGAGATTAATCAATACTGGAACCTGAGTAATGTTATCATCAGGACAAGTAATTAGAACTTCAACATCTTCCCCAACAGATTTGCCTCGAATGTTGAGGAACAAATATTCAATATCGAAAGTTGATAAATCTTCAACTTTAATACCTCTTGTCAAAATGCAAGAGGAAATCACATTTTTAACTGCATTAGCAATTTGTTTGCTATCTTCACTTTCCATAGCAATGATTAAGATCTTTTCTTCTTTAACTAGAAAAGGTCTATACTTAATTTTCTGTTTATTAGATGGAATTTCTAACTCATACGTTGGCGTAGAGATTTTAGGTAAAGGCATAATAATCCTTACAACTCAGATAAAAATATTTAGAGAAGTCTTTTGAACTTACAATAGACTATCTCTTAAGTATATTCAATATACTTACTATAATCTCTATCAAATTTTATAATTCTTGTAGAATTGCACTTATATTCATCTGGATACATCATTCTGAAATGATATCCTTCTTTATATGGAGATTCTCTCGATCCACTAGAAATGAATTCCATCCAGTGCTCTAAAAATTTCAAAGTTTTATATGAATTATCAACATAGAACTCAAAATCTATTTGAGTAAAAGTTCTGGTGTGTGCCATTTTTTCTGCAACACCAGTGTAGTTTCCAACAATATCCGCAGTTGCAAAAGAACTTCCTGGAAGTGATGCAGAGTTGCACAACAACCCAACTGAGTCACCAATAAATCTATAATCAATTCCTCTTCTGAGTAAATATGATCTTAATTGTCCAGATAAACCACCAAAAATTATCTGATAATGAGAAGTCTGAGCAAGATTGGTAAAAAGTGGTTTGAACTCTGATATTTTTCTTGGTCTTGGTGCAGGCACTCTAAATACCTATTATGAGCATTTTAGTTATTTAGATGTCATATAAGGGAAAATACAAACCATCATATCCTCAAAAGTACAAAGGAGATCCCACGAACATTGTTTATCGTTCATTGTGGGAGCGCAAATTT